TAATGATATGTAATAATAATAATCGCCCTCTTTCCATCCGTCTAAATACTTGCCACAACTGCACCAGCAGCTATTATCCGGGTTTTCTTGCAAGTATATCATCGCGGCAGCTTCCTCTAAATCGGCGTGGTCATAAACATCATCAATTCTATGCCCGTCTACATATATCATTGTCATTCCTCTCTCAGCATTCGCACTATACATGTGGACAGGACATCTGTATATCGTATTATATCCTGCTACCTTTTCCCATGCTGTTAAAATAGAAAGACAAGTAAATGTCGGTAAATCCTCGGTGTCAAATCCGTAGGATTCAAACCGTGCTGTATCTAAGTTATCTATCACAGTATAATCGTCCCTAAAAACGCTACCCCTTTTAAATCTTACGATACACTTATTACTTATAATCTCTTTTAGCTTTACTAAAGTTTTGATTGCTGTTTCGGGTGCCAGCCCATTGTTATCATCTGACCCCTCATTATTATCCACCCAAATTACATTTTCACATCCAACTAATTTGTTATCCACATAAATTGCTCTTTGAGCAAAAAATCTTTCTGCCGTATTTAGGTGATCGTAAACTACGGATTCATATCGTATTTTGCCCTCTTTTAAGGCATTGGACATATCAACCAATCCCGTTTCAACAACTTCTTTCGGTTTTGTATCATCGGGCAATGTTAAATAGGAATTATCTTTATATTCCGGTAAAAGGACATTGCGTCCTACCAGCGATACTTCTGTTAATGCTTCATTTTGCGCTAGGCTGGTAATTACGGATTTGTCTGTTACAATCCTAACAAAACAATCTTTTGTCGGCGTATAACTATATAAAGACTCATCATCTCGTGTTGCGGTTTCAAAACGTAATAAAACTTTATAGGCATCATAAATCGCAAAAACGCAAGATAATGTCCTATATGCGCCATAATTATAATTAAAGTGATAATATTTTACACCTTTTTTTAACGGAATAAAATGATTAAAAGTAATATCATATTCAACACGTGTACCGTCCGGGCGGCCTATTATGTAGCCTTGCTTATAATCAAACAAATTAACACATGATGTAGGATTTAATACTTTACTAATCTTGTTATCCCATGAAAGCTCTTTTGATACTAACCTCATAATATGAGACACAATTCCGGCATTTTTAATACCGTCTCCGTAAAATATAAGGTCATCTAAACTTACAGCCCACAAAGGAAAAGATGTATAAAACTTTGTAGCACCTTGTGGAACAACATATTCTTTTTCAGAATCCAAATATGAATTGCTATTTCCTATTCTAAATACTACAACACCGTCATCGTCGGTAAATGCTCCTTTCTTATAATTAGAATATATACTTTTACCTTCTATTACATCTAATATCAATCCTAAGCTCTGGACACGTTCTGAAACGACACATGTCTCCCCAACATTGGGCGTTGTTATTTCATACCCATCCATAACGGGGATATTATCTTGCGTAATCCCATCCAACTCATTTAATTGCTTTTGAGCAGGTATTTTTGACCAAAAATAATCTTTAACCCAATTTGTATTTGTAAATGATGTGCCGATATATTGTTCATTTATCCATCCGTTTTCCGGGTCATTATAACTTATTTGTAATCCAGCCTTTCTGTCATATTGCGATACTTGTAACCTTGTTGTCGGTACGTCTGTATTCCATTCAAGTATCATATTTCCGCCTGCTCCAGCACCACCTTCGATATTAAATGCATGATAATTATTACCGTCAAAGTAAATATCCAATACATCTCCGGGTGCCCAAGTATTATCTTTGTTAGCCAAAGAATTATTATAGTACAATGGCTTTGAGCCTGTACCGTTTACATTTAATCGTGCGTTATCTGTATTACAATTATATGTCATTTTTACTACTATACGACAGTTAGTAGAAAGTTCAAAAACATAATTAGCCTTAGATACAGAGAAATTACCGGTGCCAACACCTGTATTACAAATAAAATAATCAGTATTATTATTTGCCTTTGTAGCCAAATTCTGTGAAGCCGCAAGAGTATCTGAATTTCCAAATTCAGAAGTAACTTGTGTTGTGTCTATTGTTGTAGCACTCCATGAACTGCCGTTCCATGATAGTATCGTTAATCCCGCGTTAATTGTTTTGTTCCCAAAATTGGGATAAGTGCCAGCAGTTCCGGTTATATAAAATACATTACCATCCGGTGTGCCGGGATTTGTGCTGGGGGTTGCTACCCCTGCAAATGTAGCATTTTCCCCTATAGAACTTACTATATTATTAAGTACATTCTGTAATACTTGCCCAGTAATCTCTTGATTACCATTGTTTTTTATAACGCTAGCGATTGCCGCTTTTAGAGTACTCCAATTTGCCATATATATATATTATTCTGTTTTAAAATCGTTGTTAAAGTCACCATTAAAATCTCCTCCAGATAGACTAGGAACATATCCACCAATATTAGCAATTACTGTATCGGTTTCAAATTCGCATTCTACTGCAGCTAAATCGCCTTGGTCTTCCCATTCAGGCTCCATGCTAAATGTAGTCAAATCATAGGTTTGCAATTTACTTGTTATCTTTTTAGTTTCACATAACCTCACAATTCTTAAGGCATCGCATAAGTATTCTGGAGCTAAGAATGTAAACTTATATATCTTCTTACTTACTTGGCTTTCAATAAATGTATAACCCATTCGCTCAGTAGCTTCTTCCTCAAAATCATATTCAGGTTTACCGATTTGTGTATTCAAGTAGCATCTAAATTTGAAATTATCAGAAAAATCTACTATGCCATTTTTAAGCTCAAAGTTATATGAGTTGTAATACTCAAGAAGCAGATAATCGTCTACCTTATTGCATACTGTAAAAATATCAGAATATATAGTTCCTAAACCAGATATAGATATTGCCAAATAGTATTGGCCTTCATGCACAATTCCTATAATAGGAAGAGTGCCAGGATATTTCAATAGTTTAAATCCAGTAAATGACTTAATCTGTAAACCATTTTCTTTTATACTAGTCGTTATATCAGTATATTTTCCTGTGCTGGAATTATATAGTCTAACCCAATTCACAGATGTGCCGCTAGCTAAAACTACTTGAAATGGTAATAACATATTCTTATAGGTTATAAGCTGATAAACCTGGCCAAAAGCATAATCTTTACGGTGATTTTGCAGTGCAAGATTATCGTAAAAAGGTAGTGGCGATATGTTATTATTTACTAACTTCATGCTGTAAATTTAGTGATTATAAATAATATATAAAAATTTTCTAACGTATTTAACATAAGCATTATTCCGGCCTGTAAAGCAGATTTACTTTAGCCATTCTAGTGTCTAAACTGATAGATATTTCGTCTATTTTGCCGTTTCCAAATGCTGTTTTAATAAGTTCTAGTTCGTCTAGGTCTTCTTCTGTAGGAAATTCTATAGTATGTTTCATACATTTTTTTATGTCCCTCGCATATAAATAATTAAGCACATTAGACTCTATGCTATAGGCTGGCATATCCCATAAATAAAAATTCTGCAAATATATCCATGAGGCATACCAATTCTGAGCTACAGCAGTATAAATGTCTTTGTTTTCATCGACAAGGCCATTTACTGTTATTATTGGCAATTCGAGAGTAGAACCATTTTTAACTGGGCATAATAGAGCAAAACCATCTTCAGAAAAATTTGAAGGATTGAATAGCATATAGTCTACATCAGATGAAAACTGACCTATATTTATTTCTTCCGTTTTATCTTTTTGAATATAGTTAGATTTAACATCAATAGTATTACCGCCAAACAAGTCTGTTACGTCATCCATCCAGGCAAATTCGTATCGCTGATTTAAGTCTGACTTATCATATTCTATTTCAGATTGAAAATAAGACGATAGTTTTTTATTAAACTGGTCTGTGAGTTTTGTAAAATCAAGCTGATAATTTGATTTGCCAGAATAACTACCACCATTCATGAAGAAATATATGTGCTCAATTTTAAATTTATTATCTTCTATATACCAATAGCATCTAAAACAGTCGCGCAGCATTTTCATAAGTTCTTCTAATGAAGCTTCCGCTTTTTGAGCTGGCCGGTCATAGTCTCCTTTAAGTATATTAGTTTTTTGTGTTATATATACATAAAATCTTTCCATTCCTAACGGATTAGAACTTCCATATAAGAATTGACTATATTCAGACGTTGGTTCGTGCGTAATATTTGGATCTATTTTTTTAAGTATAGCCTTTATGGCCGCACCTATAGAATAGCTATCTTTTAACGTATATTGCTTTCTTAATCTTTCTTCAAATAAAGAATAATAACTATCATATACATACCACAGTGAAGCATTAGCCCAAGAATTTCTACTAATAGGTAAAGGCCTACCTATACCAGCACTGCTAGGAATAAACTCATTAGTGAAATACTGGCCGTAATCATTCAAACCATATCTTGTAGGCTTATCTACTGCTCTAGAAGTACAGAAAAACATTCCGCCTGTTAGCCCAATACACTTCTTATAATTCCTATTATCTGTGACAAAGTCATCAGATGGCAAATCGTATGTGTTCTTTATACCTTCAGAGTCTTCTACAGAATCTACATCGCATAATAACCGCTGATATATATGATATAAGAATGGGCTTTCTATAGTAAATTTATCAGAAGGATTACTTACGTTTACCATTTCTATATTCTCGCGTCCTATATAGCAATTACCAGCATTTGTAAACATCCACTGTTTTACAGATTGATAAAGTACTGCGCCATCGCTATTACGTTTAATATATATATAAGCCTTTGTCATCGGGGTATCTGTTCCCATATAACAAGTATAACCGTTCCAACAACTCCAATATCCATTTGTACCAGCATATACCCCATTAACATCAGAAATACCAGCTCCTCTTACATAAAATTCATTTCCTGCTTTTATATAAGAAAAGTAGTATTTATTTACCAAGGTATCATAGTCATCAATAGCTTCATTCACATCATCTTCCCAGTATATGCCACCGAAGAAATTAGATATAGAATTGGCCCCGCTGATATACACCTGCATAAGAGAGCGTTTATGCAGGTTTATTTTAGATATTTCAGGAGCAAGCTTTATAAGGTCATAAGTATTTTCATACTTGTTCATAACCTCAGTATATCCATCTACAGCTGTAGTTTTAAGTTCACATTTCTTCTTATCATGGTCAAATTTACAATCAGTCTTACTAAATTCGCCTCTGTAATATTCAACCCATTTTTTGGAAGTATTATTATATTTATCTACTATAAAAACAAGTTGGTCTTCTATGCTTGATTGGCTTATTATTTCATAATCGCTGCCAAATAAGTTTATTTTTCCATCTAACGAAATACGGAAAAATTCTTGACCACTTTCTTTTGTGTATTTCTTATTAAGCTCTTTGTAATGAGGTCTTACTTCTACTTTATCACCGTTATTCTTTGATATGTAGAATTTATATTTCGGAGGTATCATATCTTTTAGTTTTTAATTATGCGTTTAACATTCTTATGTTGAATAACTACTGTGCCATTAGGCAATGTGTAGTATTTAGTTTCACTCTGCTTTCTAATGCTTCTCACATCATCCTCTATTTTTGAGAGGTCCATGTTTCCATTGGAATTAAGAGAAATACTTAGCCCATCTGAACTGGCAAATGCATTAAGATATTTATCTTCGAATGTTCCTTTGTTGAAGCTATCTATTACATCTGGTAGTATCTTACGATATTTTCTTGTTCTTTGCTTATTAATGATAGCAAGAGCCTCACCACCTTCAGCTTTCATACGACGCTTCTTTTTATTCTCTACACCCAAATCGATGTCATTACCTGATGCGTGAGAACCTCCTTCCAAGAACTCAAGACCACCTTCACCATATTCTTCTGATTGACTTGCAGTTACCTGTTTAGCTTTAACTTTTGCAACAGCAAATGATGTCCACATTGTAGCAATAGCGGCCAATGCAAGGGCTGGGCCGACGATAGGTATTGAAGAGAATGAACTCCATAAATTAGCAGAAGCAGTAATAAGTGAAGATGCTTGAATTACAGTATTAAGATTTTCTTGACGCTTTTGGGCAGCAGCAAGCATTTTCTGTTTTTCTTGCTGATTTTTCTTTTCTTGTTCAAGTTCTTTTTTAGCTGTTGCTACATTGTTAGCATATCCGTTATTTCTTGCTTCTACTTCAGCGTCATAAGCGCTCTGTGCGGCTTCTACTCTTTTTTCTGCAGCTTCTACAGCTTGTTCTGCCAATTGAACTTCAGCATCCATTATAGACTGAAGTTGCTCAATTACTATATTTGCAGCATCTTTTAGGGCATCAATCTGGTCATCATCAAAGCCAAGTTTCTCAAGCAAAGTACCGCCTAAACCTTTTTTGCCAATGTTCTTAATAAAATCATCAAGTTCTGACAGTTCACGGTCTATGCCTTTAACAGTGGCTTTAGCAGTATCAATCTGAGCTTGACTCCAATCTAGTCCACCAGCTTCTGCTAAACGTATTTGTTCTTGCCATCTAGCTTTTTCTTGTTCAAGCTTAAATCGAGTTATCTCAGTTTCACTGCGTTTAACTTCATTAAATACAGCCTCGTCAAGAGCTTGTTGTTCATCAAAGCTGGTCATTTGGAATGACCCTTTAGTTTGAGCTGCGGACTTATCAAACTGTGCATTTATTACAGATGTACTTACTTGCTGTTCTGCGGGTTTAGCAGCATTTTGTGCTAAAGCTAATTGTCTACGTACTTCATTTTGCTGAAGTAGCAGATTAAGTTCATCTTCACTGCCTTTTTTAACAGGCTCAAGCTGATTTTCAATATCGCGCTCTCTTGCATCTAAGATTTTCTGGTCATACTCACTCCACAGCTCAAGTTTTTTCTTGTTGAGCTCAATAAGTATTTCTTCTTCAGAACGAGCTTGGTCATCTCCTGCCTCTAATAATCTCTTATTAGTATCAAGTATCAAGGCATATTCCAAATCAAGATTTTCTTCCATGAGTTTGCGCTCTTCTACTAATGAGGCTTCCATCTGAGAAGTATCACGTGTAACTACTACATTAGTAGTTACGGTAGACTCTTGATTTTGAGCTGCTTCAGTTGCTGCACTAGTATCAGTAGGATTTATAGTATTACGCTGTGTCTGTAAAGAAGCAACTTTTTGCTCATTCTGAATTTGTTGTAACTGAAGGTCTAATGCTCGTAAATTATTAGCAATAGTCTTAGTTATAAGCTCTTGCTGCCTATCAATTTGTTTCTTTTGGTCTTCAGTAAGCTTTTTATATTTTCCATCTACATTTTTAACATATTCTTCATTAAGACGATACATCTCACGAAGCTTGTTATTTTCATCCTGGACCTGGTCAGCTGCGGCTTTACGCCTTTTAGCATATTCATCTTTAAGTAATTCAGTTACACTTTCCTCGTATTCTCTTTGTATTTTTATATCATTCTGATTTATAGTACGAGTTAAATCACGCGGTTCTCTTGCGCGTGTCTTTGTAGTCTTATGCTTTCCTTCTATGCCAGCAGCTTCAAGTTGGGCTTTAGCAGCTTTTTCATATCCGGCCGCTAAATCAAAATATGCATCTCCTGTTTTCTCTGCAGCATTTGCTTCATCATTGAGGTCTTTAATTCTCTGTTGTCTAAAATCTTCTGCAGATACTTGGTCAGCTACCTGTAAATTAGCTGCAGATGGTCCTACACCAAATTCATCAGTAGCTCGTAAACTAGATTGTACCCACCAGTTTTTGAATTTATCCCAACCTGATGGACCTTTACCTGCTTCTGTTTCTGCTTTATTTCTAGCAATTAAAGCTTTTTCATATTCATCTGCGGCTAACTTTTGAGCAGCAGCGGCTTTAGCTCTTAATTTAAGAGCATTGATTACAGCTTCAGTATTATCTACAAATACGTTTTCAGCATCTGTTACATTATTAACAGATACTCCAAGCTGGTCAAAATTAGATTTGTTGTCTTTAATCCACTGGTCTTTTTTAGCAGTAGTTTCAAGATTTTTCCATTCCTGCTGTAATTGCTTTAGCTTTACAATGTTATTGCCGTAGCTGCCATTAGTATCTTCAAGTTCTTTAGCTATATTATTAAGAGCCTCAGTTGTAGATATAACAGCGTTTTTTGCTTTGAAAAGATTACCAACCCATGTTATAATCTGTTTGCCAAACATGGAAAATACAGTAAGCAATATAACAAGTACAGTATTCCAGCTAAACAAAGCTTTAACTATTGAGCCTGTTACGTTTACAGTTGCTTTACCTTCTGCTTGTAAAAGTTTATTCTGAGCGCGTAATCTGTTAATTTCATCGACTACCATAGGTATATTATTCGATATACCTAAGAAGAATGTATTAAGCGATACAGCTGCAGCAGGTAATTCTCGTACTACTTGAGAAATAGAAATGCCTAAGCCATCCCATGTTTTTTGGTAATGACCTACAGACAATCTATAATTACCTGTTGCTTCTTGCAATTTTATCATCTGCTGATAAATTGCATTTGTTTCAGCTTCAAGCTTTTTACCAGAGTCAGCAGCTTCTCTCTCAGCTGCAGACATCTGATTAAGTCGTATTTTATTTAATGCATATTGAGCTGAAAGTCTATTATAAGAACCTTCTGCGGAATTAGCAATTGTAGCTTGTAATTGAGCAATCTGATTTGCTTCTCGTATTTGAGTTGAATAGAGTTTAAGCTGCTGATTTTCTTCTGACTGAGCATAGGCAAGTTTCTCTTGAGCCTGAGCTAATGGGTCTACTGTAGCTTTCTGCTGTTTTCTAGCAGAAGTAAGCTCAGCAATCTTAGCTTTTAACTCAAGTAATCTTTTACCTTCATCTGACTGTAAATAAGCTAATCTTTGCTCTGCCTTTTCTACTTCAGACAGAGTTTGGATATGAGGCTTCATTTGGTCATCAAGAGCCTTAATCTGATTTTTCAAATTAAGAATATCATTGAGTAGCTGTTGCCCCATTTCGCTATCTGCTCTTTCAGCCGCAGTTAAAGACTTATATAGCTCAACTGTTTGCTTTAGGTCAGACTTAAGACGGTCATAAGAAGATATAGCTTGCTGGATATAACGCTGCTGTTCTACAGTTGCTCTATTAGCATCTGAAGTTTGTGCTTTAAGCCAAGCAATCTGTTTACCTGTATCAGATAAAGCTAATTTAAGCTCATTCTGAGCTCTTTCAAGTCTTGACGTAGATGCTGTTGCTTCATCAATAGCTTTACGCCCTTCACTTGTAGCTCCACTAGCAGATTTAAGAGAATGCACAATCCTATCTGCACCTGCTCTGATAGCATTTACCATTGTCTCGTATGACTGATTGAGCTCGCCAAGTTGCTTAACAAGTTTTTCAATCGAGTCATCCGGCTCAATTATATCACTATATTTTATCTTATCGTCTTCAGCCATAATTATTTCCTTTTATGCCGTTTAACACTCTTGCTTTCTGCTTCTAATTGCTGTTTTATATTGTCAACAGCATTATAGAATTGAAGTACTGTCATCTTTTTAGCATCCATACTTGTTTTTTGAGCTATCAAAAGGCAAGTACTTTCAAACTGCTTATCATATTTTATTTCAACAGACTCACTTCCTATGTATGATTTTGGAGAATGCATATTAAGCATTATCATATCTATGGTTTCTATCTGTTCAGAGTTATCTGTGTCATTTATCATAGAGTCCAACACAAGAAGTGTTCTTTGCTTTAACTTATCGTATGCATCTTTTTCCTTTGGATTTACAAAATCTCCTGGAAAGTACATTTCAAGTTCGGTGGTTACTTTTTTTTTAAGCCAAGTCAAAAAGTCTATAATCTTTGAATGCTTTATTTCTTTAAGCCTGGCCAATATATTTTTAAGTCCATTGTCTGACAAATCATTAACTTCTTCACCGTCTATGCTATGAATAAGAGCTGCAAAAGCTAAGTACCTCGGTGAAATTTCATTGTTCACCATATACATATTTTGCCTCATGTTTTGCAGTTCTTGCAAAGCTTTTTTGGCATTATTGCTTTTAATGAATTTAGCAACACGGGTTATATGGGCATCAATATCATCTGCATCTGAGCCAATTCCAGAGTCTATAAGCAAATACTTATTGTACTTCTGAAAATTTACAATAGGCATTTCATCTATGCTGTCATATACCCGTACGACTTTTTTATTTACTATCAGGTTTTTCATATTAAAATTCGCGTTATAGGGGTTGATATGATAGGAATAAGTATAATACTCATCTCATTAAAGAAAATAGCGAGAATGATAGCGAGAATAAGCGACGCCCAAAAACTTAAGCAAAAGTCACAATCGAATAATTGAGAAATAAGCTTAGGAGCTCTGGTAATTATCTCATCGCGCACACCGAGTTTTCCAATTAGCAAAATAGCAAATGCTGCTGCTAAGGCTATATATATTAAAGCCGAAAGCATTGTTATAAAATATACCGTTGACATAATTCTCTAGTTGTTAAAGTAAATTCAATTCGTATTCCTGCATAAGGGTACATGAAGAATTGTTTATCAATATCTTGTATACCTTCTCCTTTATAAGTATAGTTATTATAGATTTTCTCTATTGAATAACCTTTGTATATATTTTCAAAGCGTTCATATATATCATTTATAACAAGCTTACCAGTCGTAGTAATAAGACCCGGAGTAGTTAATACTCGCATAATTTCATCTTTTACTTCTTCTGTATGCATAACAGTTTCATCTTCATAAATGCTACTGAGGTCATACCAGAATATAATGGCCCCGCTGAAAGTATATTGTGGCAATGATTGAACTACTTCAGTAATCTTTTGTGGGTCATAAATATCAAACCATGAAAAATTGCCAAAGTTATCATTCGGTAAAAGTGACACATATTCTCCATTGCCGTTATACATCGCAGGATATATAAACTTATTACCATCTGGCCTATGCTCTACAAGCTTATATGCTCTACCAAATGCACAATTAAGCCACTTAAGTCTGTTCATAAGTGACTTTTGCATATCCTGTAATATCTTATCAAGCAATACAGGGTCTTCCTTAAATCTTATTTGTACTGAGTTTTCCTTCATTTCCTTATTGCCTGTTTTAATCGTTTAACTAATTCTTTTCTTATGTGAGAACGAATTATTCTGGTAAAATTTTTATCTGTTAAGCGAAAAATCTCTTCACCATATTTCTCAATAAGTTCAGGTGTTTTTTCATCACTCGCAGTCACATAAAAACCTTCTGAGTCAAATACTACAAACATAGACTCATGAAAAGCACCTGTATCTCGTAATGTGACCCTTGTAGTAGGCTGACCTTTTTTCTTTTTTATTTGTATGGTTTTAGGCTTGTATGGCATATAATCCATTATCTTTTCACCTCTACCGTTGATACCACGACGATATAACTGGTCATCTGCTATAGCTGATACTATTACGTCTTCTTTGTCACGCACAATATCTTCTAATAGCATAGGCAAGCTATCCTTAAAACTTCGCAACCTATATTCCAGATTGCGGAGTGTCGCGTTATATCGTTTTACAGCCATACTTATACAGTTCTATATTTAATGCCATTGTTTCGGCATGGCAAACATACTCTATCAATTCCAGAAGTACTTAGCTTAATGGCCTTGAAAGCCATATCTAGCTGATAACTTAAACCTGATTTTTTCATAGAAGAAGAATCACCATCTACTTCATATAATATATCAAGTCGAGAAGCATTGATTGAATGCCTATTTGTCCTTACACTAGAGTTATATGCAAATTCGCGTAACATATCTACAGCTACCTGCTTAGCTATGACATCTTGGAACATCATTCTCTGTTCAATTATAAAATCTGTAATATCACAGCTTACAGTAACTTCTAAATTTAATCCGTAGTTGTTATCATAAGTATATTGATTATTTTCAACATCCCATAGATGAAGTGGGCACTTTGCAAAATCTTCATTAAAGTCATCATTGAAATTAACTGCGTATACGAGTTCTTCATTTACAAAAAATGGATGAATTTCAAGATACTTAGACCATGCCATCCAAGCAAGTAATTCTCTACGTGAGCATGAACCGCAAGGCTCTTTTGACCAGTCTTTATTTTTTCTAATAGCTTGACTTCCCTCTGGAAGTTCAGACTGAAAATAGCACAAATACCAACTTCCTCCTGCATCATTATCTTCACTTTGATATGGCAAATAGAGGTCATCGACTGTAAACCATTCAGCACTATTATCTCGTATCTTATTAAGCTTTATAATCTTTACTGGAGCATCCATACTTGAATGCATAAGATACAAAGTATATTCTCCAGCTTTAGTGAACTGAAGACATATTTTATTTATCTTTGTGGTTACACCTTTTGCTCTTACTGGTACAATCTCGAAGCCGACTAAGTTTTTCTTATTCTTTACAGTATCTACTAATCTACCTGTTCCATCAAACAAAGTACGACTTTCGCATAATGGCTTATTTGTCCCTTCTACCGTTTTTTCATTGCAGTATCTAGCAATAGCCTTTTGAATGCTTGCTTTTGTTTTGCTCTCGAGCCATTCAGAAAATAAATTGGTTTCAACCCAATACTCAGACTCAATATCGGGCTGTTTTCCTTGTGCTTTTTGAAGCGCTTTATATCGTGTTCCTTGATAATCAACTACATTGCCTTTACTATATTCCTTTTCAGAATTGTATTCTGGAAAAGTGATATTCTTAAAGTCCGGAGCAATACATGACATATTCTGCAAAGTCAGCAAAGGATGAATTTGTTGAAAATATAAGCCACTTTCACTCACAGTTAAAGCATCAGATATTTTTAAGTCTGATGTATCATAATTCTGCTCCCATCCAATAAGGTGTAACAGTTTTTCTTGTATATCGTTGGCTCTAACCATAATTCTTAATTTTTAATGAAAAATAGGAGGCCACTATCGCCTAGTGGCTCAGTGTGCCTCCTACCAAAGCTAATAACAACTCAAAGATTTGCTATCGGTTTATCATCCTCCAACTCCTGCAGAAGCCTCCTTAGTATTAACCGGATTGTCTTTAGAGTTGACAACGACCACAGGCTTAGCATAAGCAGCATCCTCGCTTGATACGTTGAATGCCATGATAGGACTTGCATTTGTAGATGGCTTACTGTTATGAGCAGTCAAAAATGCTACATCTACAGCAAAACCATAGTGCTCTTTGCGCGTACGAGTCATATCAGCAGTAGCGGCTCCTGCAATAGTATTGTAATCACCTACAGAATCGTAGAAATATGTACCAACAGGCATGTTCAGCAAAGGCAAAGTAGCAATACCCCACTCATGGCCGTCACCGGAAACAGTTCCAAGCAAGCAGTCACGCTCGAAGCGGGTCAACATTCCAAGAGAGCCGGCATTTACAGCATAACCCTGAGCATACTTACCTTCAGCAGCTGCGATATTGTTCGTCAAGTGAACAATTTTTGTGCCAAATTCATTCTGCTTGTTTACGTCATTGTAAAGACCGTGCTGCTGCAACTTACGCATGATAGACTCAACACCAGGGTCACCTACAAGATGCAACTGGCCATAGAAGTCATTTGCTCCCATCATAACTTCAAGGTCACCAAATACGTTTTCACGCTCAGTCCACTTTGCATTGATGGCATTAGCAGACCAGTCATACAGCAGCGGATTTTTCAAAACCTGTGTTTTGTTGGCTGCGAGAGCAGCAAGAGCAGCTTCATCAAGCTTTTTCGCAAAAGCATAGATGTACTTCATCATCTTGGTTTCAAAGTCCTTCTGAATGCCAATTTCGTTGTTCATGTACATTGCCGGAGCAATAGTAAATCCCCACGCATAAGTGGCAAATGTGATTTGAACCATTTTAGAAGTGTTTTCACTGTCAGCAATTGTCAAAGTGCGGGTACTACCGATAGTAATATCAGCATCATAGTCAATTACCGGAGTTTCCAGCGTGTTACCGATAGAGGTCCTTGCTTTTTGCTTCAGTTCCTCAGTGAGGATGCCAGTAGGGTCTTCAGATTGCACCATAAAAGCGTTCAGCGCACCGTACCTACTGGGGCGATACTCAAACTTATCAAGGTTAGAGTTCGCACGAATGTTTTGGATACGTGTTAAAACTAGACTCATAACTTTTAAGTTTTTTAATTGTTAATAATTATGCTATTATGGTGCATTACCCTTTTACGCCTCATAGCATTTTTTTTCGTTTATCTCTTAGGATGTGCCATTTTATCTAATAGGCAAACTTGCCACATTGTTTTCAGTTCTCAGCTGCATTGACCGGTCTGCGAATTCTTGCGAGTCACGGGTCAAACCATTTGCAAGCAGATGTGCCTCAATGGCTTTATCGGCTTCAACTTGGCTCTTGATGCCAGACAAATCAAATGTTCCACCTGCTCCGCCTGAACCAGACCCAAAGCCTCCTGTTCCACCGCCTGTCTGCTGACGACCTGTATCGATTACATCTTTAAGCGATGTTTCCATTACAAGCTCTTGCATCGTATAAGGATTAAGATTGTTCTTCGGATTGTTAAGGATATTACCATCTGCACCGCGAATAACAAGTTTCTTTCCTCCTTGGCCGTCCTCTATGAAATCAGGAGTACCTTTTGCAAGGACTTCTGCTTTTGCAGCGTTGAGCAGCGTCTTCTGAATAGGCTCAGTAATACCACTCTTAAACTTAAGACCTGCTGTAGCAGCTTGAAAAGCATAATCTACATGCGTGTCCTTAATAGTTTTATCAAACTCTGCCTTTTTGGTATTGAACTCAGTTTCCTTTGTCTGAAGTTGAGTTTGAAGCTGAGTTACTTGAGCTTTAGCATCTTTCAGCTGTTGCTTCAAAGTTTCATCACCAGCTCCTTTTTCAAGTTTAGACTGGAGCTCTGCAACCTGTGCCTGAGCAGCAGTAAGCTGAGTTTGAATTGTTTTCACAGACTCTGCTTTAGTTTTGTACTCACCGAGTACGCGCTTAGCATAGTCGTAACTTTTTTCACCATCTTTCTTTTTAATGCCTGTAATGCCAAGAATATCAGCATCATACTGACCGTGCAATGCACCGATTTTAGTACCTATAACGGTATTCTCATCATTTCTTGACATCTCAGCAATTGCATTCAGCTGGTCATCTGTAAGACCTGTTAAAGCTGAACTCTGTCGTAGCATCTCAATTGTTAACATATAGCTTTGTTTTTATTGTTAATTACTTTTGTACTAACTCTGCAGCATCTCCATACGGGTCATGTAAAGCCGCCATAATGGTATAACCAAGGCCTTTATACGTTTTCTTGAAAAGCTGCCACTCTTCTTTACCGGTCATTGGATTAAACCTACGACCGCGCGCAATTGACAAGTGCACCATCTTCTCAGTACCCGGCTTAGGAGTATAACCACTCTTAGCCTGTGTTTTCGATGCCGATGATTTTTCTTCGATAACATCATCAACATCTACTAGGAAAAGAACTACCTCGTCAAGCTCTTCCTGTAAGTCGCTTGTCCAAGCTTTTCCGCCTTTAGCCTTAGCAGCTTCTAGTTCTGCTTTACGTTCTACGGCCTTTTTCTTATAAGACTTAACATCCTCAAGACTGAGCGCCTGTAGTTGCTGAAGTTCCAATTTCTGTAACATATTCCAAAAGTTTTTTGTTTATAATATCTATTTTTTCTCTCATTGGCTTATTTGAAGCAAACTCAATTATGTTAATGTTCTCACGTTCAAATTTTTCGACTAAAGTACTAAAATTTATTTTAAGCTTTACCAAATTTCCATTTAATAACTCTTTTTCATACAATTTTAACACTTCATCCAGCGTTTTATGTGGATATGGCTCCAATTGCTTTAAGATAAGCATTCTCTGAAGTACCAAAGGATTGTTACGATACTCAACTTCAAGAATTTGTTGCGATATAGCATCTAGTTCTGAGTTAGATGCACCATTCTCCTTTGCTTGTTTGTACTTAGAATATAGCTCTGTTACTGTGAAAACGTAAAACTCTGTACCCCAGTTTACAGAAGATGATATGAAAGCACCTCCATACCTGAGTTTGCAAACAGTATCTTCGACAAATTTCTGTGCCAATTCAAAGTTGGTCTTTAAGGCATTAAGTACTGATGTTTTGCTTTCAAAATTAGCTGTTACCTGAGTCTCATTGATTGCTTCTTTTTCACTTACAGTGCCACCAGAACCAACTACTGAAACGACGATTTCATTTTTGAGTCGTACGCACTCGTTTACATTATAATCAAGTGAGTCTTTATCGATAGTAGTTATCTGAACAGGATTACGCATATCTGCGACACCTTCAGATTGATTTGGTATAGGAACTTCTAAGAATGAACCAGGACCAGCTATACGCTTTTCGCTACAGCAAGGACACTTTTCAACTGTTCCATCATTGAGAATTTTATACTCACCTTTTGCATTGCGTAGAAAACCTCCATCGCAGTAATCACCAGTCTCATTATTCTCAAAATTACAATCGGCTTCATACGCACTATATATAGGATAAGGTGCATACAAGTCTAAATGCTGCTTCGAAATAGAGAAGAACAAATACCAATCAAGATTTGACAGCTCTTTTGTAATTGGATTTTTCTTAAGGTCTTTATTTTTCTCATTGAGTTGTGTTGACCAAAAGAACCGAGCTGGGCAATATCCTAAATCGTGCTTTGCCTCTGAAATAAGTGACTGAATTTCATTTTTCTCATTCAGCTGATATACTCTTATAGAAGTATCATCAAATACAGCTATTCGATGTTCCGGCTGTTTGAAAATAAGCCACTCAAACTGATTTTCATCAAGTCTAAAAGTCTGGTAATCAATTACAGCATCAATCTCAAGCCAATAAAAATACGGCTCTGGGCGTAAAGATGTTTGTACTTGAGGAAGGTCTACTACCAAAATACTATTTGGCGATACCTGCATTCTCTTCCATCCGGTTGTCTTCCACACCTCTGGCTCATTGAGGTTATTCTTTTTATACTGAGACCAGTCCTCTGCAAGCTCTGAGTCTGTAAACTGGTATGAGCTTGATGAGTTACGGCTATAGAAAACCCTTTCGAGTTCTCTATAGACGTCCTCAACTACAGCAGGTGTAGGCAACGGAAATTTGAACAGATGAAGGAATATGTTGAATTTATCCTTCGGAAGCAACTGTCTTACCCAATCAAGGAATATAGTCGTAGGTTGGTTAATATCAGATACAGCAACATTCGTCTCAGTATGAAATCTAAGACGACGCTGCATGTTTACAGCTTTCTGAATAGTCTGACGTTTAGTCGGCTTTTGCAGAATTTGCTTTATCTGATTTAACTCTAAGGCCATTTTCTTCGTCGTAAGTATAATTGCTATCTTTAGGTAATTCCCAACCACCATTCAAGTGTGGTCCCATATCAAGAAGTCGTTCGGCATGTTCTATGCCAAACTCCTTCTTCATATTGTATTTAGTGACAACCAAAGTTACTGTTTGTTCTTTCTTTTTTCTCATACTCTTATTCTTTATCCACCGGCTGACGAAGTATTTACCCAATCTGTAAGAGGATTGAAGTCCAATGTTTCACGCTTGATGATGTAGAAGTTATCACTCCAGTTAGGATAGAATGACCATTCAATGGTATTGCTGTCCGGTTCTTCAAAACCGCCAAGCTTTTTGTCACCAACAAAGAACTTACCAATAGGAATTGGGAAGTATGCTGTAGGCTCATCCTGGTCATCTACCAAACAGCCGATATTACCATTTTCATCAATCAGCCAAACGCCAATCTCTTCGCACATGTACTGTTTCAGCTGTGCAATTGCCTTCTGACTTTCCTGATAGATAGTGGCAGAGAACGTTGTCGGCTCACGGCCAATTGTAATCTCAATACCTCCAAGTGTCTGGTTACCACCGCCGAATGTACGAGCTGCACCAGGCTCAGAAGTAGGTCCTTGAATATACGGAGAAACTGTCATTTTAGAACCATCAGCCGCAGAAAACAAGGTAGAAAATGATGCTTTCTTAGTCGGGTCAGTGACAGAGTTCTTCGTTCCAGCTGTCTTATAGATGCGCTGGAATGCAACTTTTTGAACTTGCCCCATACTCTCCTTGCATTCAGCAATCTCAAGGTCGGCGATATGAGCACCGGCAGGGCATCCACAGTTTAATCCCATATTATTTATGTTTTTAATGTTAATACTACCGAGCAGCTACCCTTAACTTGCATCGAATTACCTGTATTTTTGCTTCGAATTGACTTCTCCACAGCGCAAATATACTAAATTTCTTTATAAGCTGTACCGTTTTTAACATTTTTTATAGAGGTATTTTTTATCTCATATTCTCGCATTATATTCATTCAAGGCTTATGATTTAATCATTCATATATAATTAGAAGCCTAGAAATTACGAGAATAATGCGAGAATATGAATTTAACCTAATCTTTTTATAGCCTCATACACATTTGGCTTAAGCTTATCCTTATATTTTTCAGCTATTTCTAATATGTATTCTTTCCTCGCTTGGTTATAAGCTTCAGCAGCAGAATCTACATCCTTAAAATAACCTATAAGCTTAATTTTTCCTTCAATGGATATTTCAGCACTATACCTATTTCCATACTTTCTATATTTTACTCCTCTCGGTAAATTTGATTTTCGCTTTTTATTCTTTGCAAATAATAAATTTATAATTCTTGGCACAAAGCTACATGCTTCTGGAGAATATACTTTATTGCCTTTAATAAGAATATCTTTATCTATGTCAAAGCCTTCAATATAGTTTTCATCAAACCACTTTTTGAAGTTAGAAAAATACTTCCATTCTTCACATACAGAGCAATCAGCATAAGCCTTAAATTTCTCTTCATGGCCAGGCCTATAGCATCTATCTATTATGCCAGTCCATGTTTTATATGCTTGAGTTAATTCTGCTTTGCCATTCTCGTCTTTAACAAAAGTAAGTTCTGGTACATCATTTATACCAAAGCCACAAATAGTTCCTCTTTCAAATTTCATACGTTTCTAAGTTTTATTTTTCTGTTCATTGATTTACGACTTCTCATCTCTATTACACCGGTTAATGCATCTGGAGCGTCATCGTGGGTTGATTTTCGCTTATTATCTTTACGATAAGTTGTAATAGCATTATAAAATTCACGCCATTTCTTATCCCAGTTTGCAGGAAATGCAACATCTGAGTTAACAAGGGCTGAATTTGAAAAAATGCGAGCGGCCTTATTTTTTGTCTGCGTAAAAGTATGTATTACCGTTTTGAAATTATGTAGCCCCGCTCTTACTTTAGATTTTACATTTCTAGCAAATTGCCTACCACCATTATTGGACTCTATTAAGCATTCAGATATACTGTTTTCTGTGAGCATTTTGGCCAATAATACTTCGGTTTTTTCCATTGGCTCTTGCGTGTATAATATATCTATAACATATATAAGTTCTGGAGTGTTTATAAAGCAAATTGCACACAGATAATCAGAACCAGTATCAGCAGTATCAACATAGCACCATCTTTGTGAAGCCTCATGGCCAGATGGCAATTCTATATTTTGATATGTTCTAAACTCATGATACATAAGGCCCTCGGTAGGAATTGGATTTTGCATATACTGCGTCTCAAATACTACCGGGTTAATCTCTCGTAGTTTATATAGCTCCTCAAGATTGTGCTTCATTGGCCAAAGAGCGCATTCTTCTCCTGTCTCAGGGTCTATTTGTATAACTGGAAGTGATAAAATGGTCCATGTGTCTGGCTCTATCTCTTGTAAATAGCCACAGAGGTCATGCTCATGTAATCTTTGCATTATGATAATGATAGGTGTCCTGCGTGAGTTAACACGATTACGTATTGTATTTTCAAAACGTTGGTTTATGCGCTCTCGTATAAGGTCAGATGCTGCATCGTCGGCTTTCAGGGGATCATCAATCATAATCGCGCCTTGAAATATATTGGTTTTAGCATCTATCATTTTAAGCATTTCATTCGTGTGGTCATCGAAAACAAATATATCATTGCCTCCATCCATTTTATCTATTTCTTCATCTACTGCTCCAGCACCAAAACCTGTGACCTGGCCTTGTGTTGACACTGCATAGAGTTCTCCGCCTGCTTTAGTTTTCCATCTCTTAGCCGAGCCTTTCTCAGATGCAAGAGCTGAATTAGGAAAGAGCATTTTATATAGTTCTTCACTCATTATATTACGTACGGTATCTGAATTGTCATTCACAAGTATATCTGAATAAGACAAATGCAAAAATCGACACCGAGGATTTAAGGCAAAACACCATGATATAAACGACTTAATAACTAATTCTGTATTGTGTGATACGAGCCCATTGGCTATAAAGTTATGGTCATTTTCTACTTCAAGGTGTCTAAGCTTTTGCATACCAGAAAACTCTATATCTATGATTTCATCTAAGTAAAAATCATTACATAAGTATTTGTTTAATTGTGGATATAAAGCCGCTAATCTTTCAAATTTTTCTCTTGTTATATTCTTATTAGAAGAGCACCTAATCGGCCCGTGCATAGTTTTATAAGTAAGCTTTTCTTTTCTTATAATATCGTACGGGTACGTATCTATATAAGATTTAGCTGGCTTAGCAAATATAGCTTTTGCTATTTCTGCTTTTCCATAAAACGTAAGATGCGGATAAAGCTTTTGAGCAAATTGCCTTGGTATGGCTAAAGTCCATATACCAGCATGCTCATTATCTCTATAGGTATAAGTAGATGCTATGCCCATCGTAGATAATAAATGCTGTATATCCTGAATAAGACCTTTATTAGCTAAGCCAACTACAATCTGTCCTGAACGAGTATCTATAGCTCCATCTGTAGCTATCATCATGTCTATAAACATATATTTCTGCCTCATAGATAAACCAAACCAATTTCTAGGTATTCGTTTATCATAGGCTTTATGGCCAAATAGGCTGTTTTTTACAAGCATTTGGCAAACTCCTCCTGAATATCCGCCAGTTATCCAATACTCAAACGGCTCTGCTCCTTTATATTGTTTTACTTCGCATCCAAAATGTTCAGCGGCTTTTTTAGCAGCGTTAACCACTTTTGGGTCAGTGTTAGCGAATGATATGCTTCTATCTCCACATTTGCCTTCGAATATAAGTAAAGTGGCTAAAAGCAACTCATTGTCATCTATTTCATACTCTGTATCAATCTCTGCGCATAAAGCTTGTATTCTATCGCCGATTTTAAGGTCTTTAAGCTCTGTATAGCCAAATGGTGTAAGAACTGGATGGTCATAACTTGCTGTTATTGACCTACCTGACCTCATTCGTATAGTATATGTATCTTTATACGCAGGTTCTGTAGCTAACACTTTATTAAGAGCTACTTTTCCATCTCTGAACGAGTATACAAAATCTCCAGGTTTTATATCCTTTACTTGTTTAAGCCCTTCATAAGTAAATACTTCGTCTGTCAAGCAGTGGCATTTCCCGTACCTGGGAGCGATATTGATAATAAGGCGCGTAATTTTACCATCTACAACATCTTGTAAAGCCTCAAATATCTTTTTATGATGCTCAGCCACAATAAATGAGCGCTTATATTGGGCCTTAAACAATAGTTTAGTATACTTTTCAAATGACGTCAGAGCCTCAAGACGTAACATTTCCACAGGATTTACAGTTCCGGGCTTTGTGGCATCTAATGCTGTTTCTTGCATTTCTTTAAGTGACTTCATTGCTATATTTTACTTTATTAAGTTTTCACGTATAATCAGGTACGCTTCACGACTCACAGGCACGTTAGGAATAATGCCAGTTTGGAGCTGTTGCTGTTCAGGTAGATTAAGTTGCATTTGGCCTTTTCCAAATATTCTATCCCATAATTTTTCTATAGTTTCAATGTTACCTAGCTTTTCGTCTTCAATAAGGCGCTTAATTACAGTTTTTATTACAACCGGCACTTTTTTATTAGCCATTAAGGCTTGTAACTGCGAGTGGTTACACGTTAACAAACAAGCCAATAAATTAGCCGTGTCTTGCTTTGTAAGCTGAACACTTAAATTGATATTAAGGCTAGTAAGAAGTTTTGTTATTTCAGGTCTTGATGCTCCTTGTAACTGAAGTGCTGAGCGTATAGCTGATGAATATGAGCCTCTGCCCGAGTCATGGCGTTCTGCTAACTCAGTTGCTTTAAGTGGCTCTACAGTCTGAGCCTCAAGTGCCTCAATAGCCTCAACTCGTTTTTGCTGCTCCGCGATACGTTTGGCTTGAAGCTCAGTTTGGCCATCTGGTATTTCTTCCACGCCAAGTTCTTCTGCTAATGATTGGCGTTTTTCTTGTTTAGCTTGAAGATTTTTAAGCTTTTGCTTTTCAAGATACTTAATACGAGCCAATTCCTTCGCATCTTGTTTTGATTTGATGCGCGTGGCCTCTTGTTCTACAAGTTTGGATGTATTTGGATTAGACATTCCAGGAACTACTGGCCTGTTTGGCAATATATCTGCTAATTTCTGTGCTATTTTATCTGTTTTCATATTATTTGAGTATTCTTGATTTACCAGTTTCTAACTTATTTGCTATCTTGGCTTGTTTGGCCATAAACTTAGCTACTCTATTTTCTGCATCTTTCTCTATGTTAGCAGCCTCTTTAGTTTTTACTTTTCTCATATCTGGGGCTATTTCGATTATTTTCTCTGTTCCATCAAATCTCCATATACAGTCATAAGCAATTCTACGTTGGCCGTTGCAACACATATATATTGCACTTGGGTTTATCTTCATTGGAGCCACACTTTCTATATACTCTCTTATGGAGTCCCATTTTTTATAGAGCTTATATAGATTATCAGTCATTTGTTTATATTGATAAACGGCTCTATGCGGATAGCTACGAACGCTATTTGTACCAGCTCTATATATAGTTTCTGGTATTCCCCATTTTGCTGCATATCCTGGTATGACGGCTTTTTCTGCTGCACATTTATTTAAGCTATTTATTATGTTGTGGCCATAGGGAGCATAAGCCATATATTCATCTATCAATTCATACATTCTTAGGTATACACTCATTAGGTCTAGGTCCATAGGAATTTCTTCTGTGGATACTGTTATATATTTGCTTTCAGTTATAGCTTTTACCAGGTCAGGATTATTTTTATTTGGCCAGGCTGCATTATGAAATACATTATATATAAGTTTCTCTATTTTGTTTTTAACAGTAAAAGTTCTTCTTTCTCCTGTCCAGCCTATGTATACTTTATTATCATACTCAAATTCAAGTATGAAAAATGCACTTGTAGACTGTAAATTGGCATTTTCTTGTAAATCTACCAAATACTTGTATTTACCTATGCGTATCATAAATATAGTTTTTTATTACTTTGCAAATATACTAATAAAAACTGATAGGTGAAAATTCTCGCGGAATAAAAATCACGCAGGAAATGAGAAATTAACATTTTTTATATCAGTGAATTGATTTACCAATATGGAAAATAATTTGTAATGCTTCACGTTTCACTAGCTATTCAGTGAAATAGAGCTGAGCCTGTAAACAATCATGTTTCTATTTCACTGAATATAACTGATTGAAAATCAATATATTTATGAAAAATGCATTAGTGAAAAGAGTCTATGTGGCTTAAATATTCAATCCCGGGAATAGAATTACTTTTATGTTTAATATGTGATACGTTAAGCGATTATCTATATCATTTAACTATTCACTATCTACAATTCTATTTTAGTGATTTACATATATTATTGTTTACTTGTTTATAAATAGGCTATATTATTGAAAATCAATCACTTATCTAGAAACATATCTCGGTTTTCAAATGTTTATTTTGTTTATTTGAAAATTATTTCTGAGCCTCAAAGGTGGCTTTGCGAATTTTGATTTGGCGGCAATTTGCGAGAATGATTTGAAGCCAAAAAATTTTTCTGCCTATGGACATGGCTCTATATACTATATATAGGGGGGCACGCCGGCACCGCGCCAGGGGCCTAACTCGCACCAACATGTTTTAACAATTGGCCTGCGAGCCTCTGAGCCGGCACGTTAACAGGCTTTAACAAATGAATTGAATGGCTCTGAGCCTGTTTGGCTTAATCTCGTGACCCGTATCGCGTTCAAATCCTTGCGATGATAGTTTATATGGCTGAGAGGCTCATAATAGGTTAGGAAATGTTAGATTAAGCCACGGAGCCACTCTGGTACCACAATCATTCTGGCCAGAGTCGGCTCAGCACCTTTGAGCTAATATGCCACAATTCTTAACGTAAATTTAACATTTCCTAACTCACTATATTTCGCCATGTCGAGATTTATTGTACGTGTGCTACTTGGCTAACTGCCAGAATGTTAAATGTGGTTAACAACCATCTGATTTAACACAACTTAAGCCTGAGAATTTTCCTATGTTATTTTTTTAGCACCCATAAAATAGCCTGAAAAAAATATGCCAAAAAGTTTCGTGTTTCGTATATTATTTGTATATTTGCATATCGGAAATAACGAACGAAACAACCGAGGTTACAAACAAAATTTAACACAAAAAGTTGCTCAAAAGTTTTTCCGGTTCAAATATAATTAGTATATTAGCATATCGAAACTGAGTAATCAAGGTCCGGAGCGTACGACAGCAGCTCCCATCGCGGAAACAGAAGTAATAATTGTTCGCCAATACCGCAAAGACCTGAGCCCTCCCTCTGGACCTTTAGCTCAGCATGCATAAAACAATAAAACATTACAGCAATGAAAGTAAACCGTAATTATCGTTTCGTATTGACGAACATTCCAAACAGTATGTTGGAAACAGGAGAAGTAAGAATTGACAACGAGGAAATAACCGGCGAGAGAATGTTTGCCAGCGAATGCCACTACTATGCCGAGAAAAATATCCTCGAATGTATCAAGGACGCAGCAAAACGCGACGACTTGTGCGGCTACTACGAACACACCTACTGCATCTACAAAGAGGACAAACCGAAAAAGGAGACAGTAGAGCGTGAAGAGGACGGCAAGAAAATTACCGAGACAAGAGAAATACCTGGCAAGGCAATGCTGGTTGAGGTAATTACAGTAGACAAGAACGGCATAAATATTCGATAAAACGGATTGCCGGTTGTTCCACGACAGTGGGACGCCGGAGCCGTTCGCCCGGGTTGGACGCACAGGAGTTCGACTCTCCTGCCGGGCACCGATTTATAACAATAAAAAATTACAGCAATATGAACAAGAGAAAATTGGCCTTAATGGTCGGAATGCACAAAATAATATGTGTGTACAATAATGCACTCATTGGCTACTGCAAAGGATTGAGCGGCGTGTGCATAGCTTTTGAAGAGTATGGCCTGCGCGGTGTTGGGCTATCGTCAACTAAGCACGCAAAGCAATTTATAGATAACTTGTATAACAATAAGTAATATGAACAAGAGAATAACAGGAGAATACAGTTATGACAAAGAATTATTACAGGAGTGAGTACTCCGACAAACAGTGGAAAGCCTTAATCGACAAGGCCACGGAACTGGGTTGCCAGATAACTTATAGCAAGTACGGCAACATAGTAACAATCGACAGCACAGACCGGGAGAGCTCAATAATAGCTCAAACCGGAAGAGGCGAACAAGACAGAGTCGTATGGGCCGAGAGAATACACGACATGATACAGGAGAGCACAGACCTCAGAACGTGGAAAGTACAGCCCAAGAGATACCGCAAAGGCTATTGTCCGGCTATTTGCAAGAGCCAGAAGTCGGCTGAGCATGAACAGGAGCGTCTCGAGAGAATGACAGGTTTTGAGTGGACAATAACAGTAATACCAGAATAATATGAACAGCAAGAGAACTTATATCGCTACATTATGGCGCGGCAATCCACAACTGAAGAATGGCGGCTATTATACGACAAAGGAATTTCAAGCTGTGTCACATAAAGCAGCCGAGAGACAGGCCGAAAGATACACGAAAGGTATGATTTACGGCAGTTTAAACCTCATAAGTGTTGAATTAAAACAAGAGAACAGCAATGGAAAATAACAGAAGCAAATTTGAGTCACACGGCTATCTTATAAATGGCATAGCCGAAAAGCTGGAAATTCAAATTAGCCAGTCAGGAGATGCGGCTCTTATGTGCCGCACGAAGAAAGCACGATACATTGTGCTTGAACAGCAAACAGAATGGGACGGCACTTCTCAAGAAAATGCATAACCTTAGCCGCTGCAAGAGGATTGGCTTTAAGCGCGGAGCGATACCGCCAGCGGCGCAAATTCAATAACAATTCAAAATTTACAGCATTATGGTAACAGTAAAATTTTCAACTGACAAGCTGGACAACGGAACATTTCTTATATTTCCTACTGTCCTGGTAGACAAATCGGAGAAGAAGACAAAAGCGGCCATTGCAATCTGCTTTGCATGGATAAACGGCTTATTTGAAGTTGGTATCAAGTGGAGCCGCAAGGTAACTAACCAAGAAACAGCTCAAGACAATGGCAGTGAAGAAAAATGAAATGTTCGTAACAGCTTATCGTCTTCAAGTTGAGGCCACTCGAGAAAATTTGGACAGTATGGAGAACTTCATAGAAGCCATTTCGGATTGCGCTATCGTGTCCAACGATGAGGGTTATGTAGCTATCATAGTAGCGTCTTCGGATGCCTTAGGGACAACGAAATTGGCTAATATGGCACTCAAATTCTTTGGCAAGGAGGGATATAATATAAGTACTCTCGGACTCTTAGGGCCGTTTAAGAAACTCAATTGATATTTTTTAACATAAAACTTGGAAAAAAGTTCCCAAAGCGGCTCAATAATTCAAAAAAACATAGTATATTCGCAATATCAAAATTAAACAATAACATTTTAATAACAATTCAAAATTTACAGTATTATGGCAACAAAGAAATTTTCGCAGATGACAACGAAGAAGCTGAACGCTCTTTTGGCAACAGCAAGTGACGAAGACAAAAAGGCTATCGAGGCCGTACTCGCAGCTCGTGAACAGACCCAAGTTTCAGTGTCAGGAGAAACACAGCCTGAAGTAGCAAACTCTGTACAGGAGTTCGAAGATACAGAAAATCCATTGACACCAGAAGAAGAAGCGGCTATCAAAGCAGCTGAAGAGAATGGCGGAATTAATCCTATGAGTAACAGTAGCAAGGCAACTCAGGAGAAAAAGCCAAAGATGACCGATGAGGACCGTCATGCACTGGCCGAAGAGCTGAAGAAGAATGTTAACCACCGTTGTCAGGCAGTTCCTTTCAACACCGCAGAATGGGTTGACGGCTATATCGCCGGAGTGATTGAAGAGAAGCGCAGCAATAAGGTACTCTATGCAATCAAGACAGACGACGGACGCCGCATCGTTAAGGTACATGACAGCAATCTTGTTCGTATTCTGGACGAAGTTGTTGAGCCGGAGAAAAAAGCCCGCGCTCGCAAAGCAAAAGACCCGGCAGACAAAATTGAATGGACACCGGAAGCAATTGCTGAAGAGGTTAACAAAGTTATCGGCAACGTAGGTAAAACGGTAGAATTTGAGAAATACCGTACTACAGACGAAAACGGTGAAGAGCACATTGAAATGGTAATCGGCCGTATCGTGGCAATCGTGCCTGACAAACGAGCTCAGCGCTTGCTCTACCGCATTTCAGTTCCGGCTCCTATCGAAGGCAATCCGCTCGCAACGAAGACTATGCACAAGGTTGTGAAAGCCGGGGACATTAAGATTGCCGAAGAGTTCGACGAAGAAGGCGCACAGCTCAATGCCAAGTATCTGGAGCGCCGTGAGGCAGCAGCAACCCGCACTCCACTTACTCCTCAGGACCGCGTAATTCGCTGCGAGGAGAATGTGAAGAAGGCAGAGGAGAAGCTGCAGAAAGCTCAGGAAGAGCTGGAAGCCAAAAAGAAGCAGCTCGAGGATGCAAAGAAGGAGCTGGATGAATATCTCGCCGGTCAGGCAAATGGAGAAACTGCCGAAGCTCCTGCTGAGACTACAGCTGAAGAGGAGTCACTTGCATAACACAGCCACCTGACACTGTTTCTCCCATGGAGCCGTCTCGAAAGAGGCGGCTCTTTTTTTTGCTGCATAT